TACACACCGTTAATCACTCGAATTGCACTCATTGTTGGCTCCTTTGAAATGCGTTGTTGTTTACTGTTTATGTCTCTATTATAGCAAATATTGAATTAATGGTCAAGTACTGCCAAAGTATTACTTTTTACTTTTTCAGCACCAACGATTTCCCAGTGACTTCCGTCACATTTGACAAAAATCTTACGACCATACACTGTAACAAAACCATACTCACCGTCTTGATACACATTGACCGGATCTGGAACAACGGTTACTGTACGGGGTGTCTCACAGTAATCCCAACGCCTAGTAGGCAGTTTATTTTTGAAATACATGTAATTTTGACTACCTGTAACAAAAAGTTTTACCTTCATAATCTGCCTTCTTTTGCGTTGTATGTCCGTATTATAGCATTTTGGGAATTATTGGTCAAGTACTGCAAAAGTATTACTTTTTGAACTGCTCAAAGAAACGGGTGTTGATTTCGTCCATTTCTGTTTGCTCTACATAGAAGTCAGTAGAGGGATCGTAGTACAACCCTTCCTTGTTGTCATAATACAACACACGACCTGAGAAGTTGAACGGGCCTTCTAGACCTTTGCGAGCTCCATATCGGTCACGCATCATGTCCACAGTGTCAACTACACGATAGCCCATGTACTGGCTCCTGTTTGTTTGTAAGCCACTAGTATAGCAGAACGGGAATTATTGGTCAAGTACTACAAAAGTATTACCGCCAAAATCTGTCTATCACAGGGTCAGTAGTGCATTCATGCGGCTTGGGTCGGCCGTGGAACACAAGTATGCTGGCTGCTGGGTCTAATTGTGCATTTGCTCCTGGTTGTCGTGGCTTGCGGGCATTAAAATCATACCCGCCCTCGGCCACTTGCCAACGCCAACTTTGTAACTGCTGTTGGTCAAAGTATCTGCATTGGCTGGGGTCAATTACTGCACCTAGATAATCTTGGTCCCCAGGATAACGACGCACGGTTTGATTAACATCTAATTTAGTAAAGTCGTGCCAAATATGTGCTTGATATTCAGTGTTCCACCACATCACACTTGAATTCATTCCTGAATACCCTAGACGTTGCAGGTACCTAAAGTCACGTATGGTCCAAAAATTCTGTGTGGGCAAATCCACTAGCCATTGCAAGTCATTAACAATCACACAATCAAGATCAAAATACAACAAATTTCCAGCATGATGTTCTGTATTGAACAACTGCATCTTGTACCACCATGATCGTTTGGGTCCTTCAACGCCTGGCCATTCTGTCAACTCATGTTTGATCATGTGTGGCGGCACAGGCCTTGCGGATTCAGTGTACACATGGAAACGTATGCCGTTTTGCAGATAGCGTGTCAACATGTTGTAGAGTTTTTCCACATACACCCAATCATAACCGGTGCTGTGAATCACACAGGCACAATCAATTATGCTGTTATTGCGGGCTCGATTCTTTTTAGCCATGATCCTTGTCTTAGTTCTTGCACAGTGTATTCAGTGTGGCATATCTGCACCAACCACGATTCTCTGTCTATGTCATAGGGTTGTTCAATATCAGACATACCCACTGCCACAGGATATGCAAGACTGCTGTGAGCCACAATGGGTCTGCAACCTGCAATGCCTGCTTGAGTGCCCGGTCCCGAATTGTGATTTACCACAGCATGACAGTTGAAGTGCATGTCAAAATTATCGTAAGTGTTGGCCATTGGCTGTGCAACTTCCATAGATGTGTTCTCTGGCAAGTATGGCATGCGCAAGGGCGAGCGTGGGTGCGCACGTATGCGTATGGGACGGTCGGTTGAGTTTCGCAAGTGTTGAATTTGCATCAGCACCCATTCTTCCATGCTGCCCAAACCAGCAACTTGTAGACTATTACGATGTTGAGCGGCAATGATGATTTCAGGTCCTGGATGCAGTTGAGTAGCCAGACTTATTTGTAATTGCTTGGGGCGATCCCAATCCAAATTGTCATAGTGTCCATAATAACCATCTCTAGTGATGTGATTCACAGCCAGCTTCCAAGTTTGCCCACGATACAGCGCACCAACATCTATCACAATCACTGGCCGATTTTGACTGCGATAGTGCTCATATACTGCTTGGTTGGCTTGCATACGTCCGTGCCACAGCACTGACCAAATCACTGCGGCATCTGCAGTCCAGGAATTTTCTTGTGTTTGTATGCCCGTGGCTTGACAACAGTCCAAAAACGCTGCCATCACAGGTTTGGAATTTAGCGCACACTGGGCAGGAAAATAGGCTATGGTTTTGATCACTGTAAATACGCTTATGAAATACACTGTATGTACCACTTTTAACGCTGAAGGTTACAAGACTTACGGCCGGCGCATGATTGACACTTTTTTGCAAACATGGCCCCAAGATATCCAATTAAAGGTGTATGCTGAAGGATGCTGTGTGACAGAAACCGCACCCAATTTACAAGTGTTAGATTTAGAAGGCGTCAGTCCTGACCTGGTCACATTCAAAAATATCTGGCGCAATGTGCCCAAGGCCAATGGCAACATTGGACCCGGCAGTGAACGCAAAGCATACAAGTGGCAAGCAGTGCGTTTTGCTCACAAAGTATATGCCATATTCCATGCTGCCAAAACTTGCCAAACAGAGTGGTTGATTTGGATGGATGCTGACATGGTGTGTCATTCACCAATAACTGTACAACAAATTGCTGGGCTGTTTCCTGATGACAAACAACTGTGTTACGCTGGGCGTAGCAACAAATTTACCGAATGTGGCCTGTACGGCATGCACCTGACTGAACCGCCTGTGCAACTGTTTCTCGCAGAGTTTCAACGCATGTACGATGATGCTGAAAATGGTATCTTTAAGCTGAGTGAATGGCATGACAGTTATGTGTTTGACTCAGTCAAGGCCCGCAGTGGCCTTGCAGAACTCAACTGGTCAGCAGGCTTGATCAACGGCGAGGGTCATCCACTTATCAACTGTGAATGGGGTGCCTATGTTGACCATCTCAAAGGCAAACGCAAGGGCGATGGTCGCAGTCATCTCAAAGATCTTGTTTTGAAACGTACCGAACAATACTGGCAATGATATTTTTGAGTAAAAATGGCGATGACGAGTACATTGACATGTATGCACATGGCATTGGCCAACAGCCTACCCCATTGGAATCATGGCGTTATGAAGACAGCAACGAACCCTTGATGTTGCGTGGTATCATGAAGCATAAGATCATCAAACAGTGTTGGGCAGATGGGAGACCATTTAGATACATGGACTCTGGATACTTGGGCAATCGTCCTGGTTATAAAAATCCACAGGGTTGGAAACACTGGCATCGCATAGTACCCAACAATTTACAACACGATGCAGTGATCCCTCGTCCTAGTGATCGTTGGAACCGATTGGGACTAGAAATCTCACGCAGACGATCAGGCAGTGCAATATTGATTGCCGCTCCTGATGAAAAGCCCTGCAAATTTTACGACATAGATTTAGACACATGGTTGGCCAAAACAGTTGCCACTATCCAACAACATACTGATCGTCCCGTAATCATACGTGAACGCAACCGCAGCCGTACTGATAGAAAAATCAATCGCGTGGAACGAGCCTTGGACGATGTACATGCTGTTGTGACATTCAACAGCATTGCTGCCACAGAAGCTATATTAGCAGGCACACCGGTGTTTGTACTGGCACCATGCAATGCCGCTCGTCCTGTGAGCAACACTGATTTGAGTGCAATTGACAAACCTTGGTTCCCTGATCAAGATCAAATCCTGGCCTGGGCGTATCATTTGGCTTATGCTCAATTTCACATAGACGAATTCAAAAACGGCTCAGCTGAACGCCTGGTCAAAGAGACCGAGGAGATGTTGCATGGGCAATAGACAACTGGTGTCAGTGGATCAAACTTATCGCAACAGCAGTAGATTGGATTTTTTTCAACCACTGCTGATGGGCAAAAAAGTTTTACATGTGGGATTTGTGGACTGGCCAAAAAAGATTTCAGCAGATAAAACCCTGCATCTTGTGATAGCACCTTGGTGTGCCAGATTGGATGGCATAGATCCCAATGTTGAGCAAGCGGAAAAACTTCGTGTGCCCAATGGTGATATTTTTTCAAGCTGGGATCAAGTGCCCAATGATTATGATATAATTTTGGTACCTGAAGTTATCGAACATGTGGGCAACGTGGCTGATTTCTTTGCCACATTAAATAACTATGCTGGCACATTGATTGTGACTGCACCGGATGCATACTTGTTGCAAAAGAACTTTGAAGAAACTATCAATGGATTCAGTGAGCTGGTGCATGCTGATCACAACTGTTGGTACAGTCCTTACACTTTGAAAAATACCATCAACAAATTTTCCAGCAAAAAAGTCTTGAGTTTGCATTGGTTAGATAACTCCAGCATTGCAGCCATTTGTGTTTGAATACAGTATGAAATCGTTTATAATTAGATTGAAAAACAATGCAATTTCTGAGTCACAAGCTCGGGACTGTGTTGACCAAGCTCGGTTGTTTGACATAGACGTTGAATACTTTGATGCTGTTAATGGGCTTGAACATGAGGCGCATTGTGAAAAATTAAACATACGGCCATTGAAGTTTTTCAAGAAAGGCCTGCCAGGAGTGTATGGTTGTTTATTGAGTCATTACTATCTTTGGTTAAAATGTATAGAACTAGATGAGCCCATAGTGATACTGGAACACGATGGTTACTTTATTAGACCACTGCCTGATGATATTTTAGATAGATTCCAAGACGTGCTGAAATTAGATTCACTAAATCCGTATGATCCTGAGTACTCAACAATTATAGAAGATTCATTCTACGTTGAGAATGATGATTCGTCGCTAGGTGATGGTTCATCATTGACAGATGGGTTAAAGATCTCAGAGATTGATAAAAATAAAAAACTGCACAATGATGCTGGATTTTATTCTTGGGGGTCCTATGCCTACATTATTAAACCACATGCCGCACAAAGCATGATTGATTGGATTGCTGAACATGGGTTTTTGCCATCAGACCATCAGCTGGGTACACGGGTGGCCCTTATAGAAACTTGTCGTCCAACCATGGCAAGATTACACCCATTTCATGCTGTGGATGACAACATTCACGCAATGTCACTGACCAGGAATCCAAAATTTTTATCAAACCAACAATGACCAAGGAGATATCAAATGTATGAATACCAAGGGTGGTGGTTCCCAGATGCTGAATCACATTTTCCAAAGATGCTGAAGAAAAGTGTAGACAAAGGTGGGCCTGCTGAATATCAGTATCAGGTACGTGACCGTAGCATGGCACATGCCAAGCGGCGTGGTGTTGCCCTGGACATTGGTGCCAATGTAGGGCTGTGGAGTCGTAGTCTATGCAATAACTTTCGCACTGTTGTGGCGTTTGAGCCTGTGGCTATGTTTAGAGAATGTTTGATTCAAAATGTGTCGGCTGTTAATTTACAAGTCAAAGACTTTGCATTGGGTGACACACGCACACAAGCCACAATGATCATTACCGAAGGCAATACTGGACATACACATATCAATCCTGCCACCCTGGGCACTGGAGACACCGAAGTGTATAGACTGGACGATTTAGATTTAGACGAAGTAGACTACATCAAAATGGATTGTGAAGGTTATGAGTATCGTATATTGCAAGGTGCAGAGCAAACTATTAAACGATGTCGCCCTGTTGTGGTAGTAGAACAAAAGCCACATGATGCTTACAGTGACCAGTATGGTCAACATGCTGCCATTGACTTGTTAAAATCCTGGGGCATGATTCGCTTGGATCAAGTCAAGGATGACTGGATCATGGGTTGGCTTTAAAATATTCTTATGCCTGGAGTCCCCAGGTCAAGGGCGATTATGAATTTTGGACCTTGCGCCCATGGCAACAGCATGGATTAAAAACATTTGATCGCCTGGACCAAATACCCAAAAAACATATTTTACTGGTGAGTCATTATGCTCCGTGGTGGAGTCCGCTCAAAGAATGGATCGCCAGTGGCCGGCCATGGATTGAAATAGACTATGGATATTGGGGGCTGGATGTGCCTCGTCGTGCCACACGCAGAGTCACATACTGTGGACATCATAACATGAAAATTGGCCCTAGACCATTCAGTAGAGCCAACTTGTTTCCCAGCCCTGTGCAACAAGAGTGGCAACGTAGACCTGGAGAATACGTATTGGTGCCCATGCCAGTTAATGAAGTATTGATTCAACGTCGAGGCATAGTCATGGAACAGTGGTGTGCTGAAATAGAAGCAGAAATTAAAAAATACTGGGACGGTCCTATCATGTGGCGCAAAAAGGCCGGGGACAAAGCGTTGAGATTTCAAAATTTTCAAAATCAAATGTCTCGGGCACATGCTGTTGTGGGAGAACGTACCATGGCTTGTGTGGAAGCTGTGTTGTCGGGCATACCTGCATACACAGTAGATTTGTCAATGACCACTTTGCTCATGGGCGGTTTAGAAAATTTAGCCAACGCACAATATCCAGACAGAGCAGACTGGTGGGATCATGTTGCATGGAGTCAATTCAATCGTGATGAATTTTCACTCAACGGTAATTTGGCAGAGCTTGTAGAATTATACCAAATACGGTAAAAACTTTTGATAAATGCGGCCAGATTTAGCATCTGTGTCACTCCAGTGTGCTGATGCCAAATCCCAAATCCACTGATTTCTGTCAAATACATCAGGTGTTTCAATTTTTGCAATGTCCTGGTTGGCCACTGCCCAGGCCACACAACTGGTGTCATCCACAAACACAGGTATACCTTCACACACCGCCGCTACACTTGCACTACTGTTGAAGAACACTGCGGAATGTGCGCCTTGCAAATTGTCAATCAGTCGGCTTTGTTCTGGATGTATGACTTCAGTGCCTAATCGTCGTGCATGTCTACCTGTGTACCGGGCAAAGTCTTCCATGTTATACTGCCCGGGATGTGGACGTATTTGTATGGGTCTTCCAGTTACTTTTCTAATGGCTTGTATCTTGTCCCATAACCATGTCATGGGGTCCAGTGTTTTCATTGCAAACCCACCATCACGTTGCATGCCAATTAAAATGTGCCCATCATTGTGCTGTAGGGGTTTTAGTTGTATACCTAGCTCAGCACTGATCTCTTGCCACTTGCCGTTGTTGCTGTTTCGGTTGGCATATTCAGCGCGATCATAAAATGGTCCATCAAGGCTATACCGCAAATAAGTGCCATTGGTGTCAAGATATTTCCAGCATGATGCATCTATGCACATGGTATGGTTGCCCTGAGCACGTTGTTCAGCAATGATTTGTTTTCGCAATGCGATATTGCGACCACCAGTGTTTGTAGTGGCCCAACCCAGTATCACTGCCAGTTTACTTGGGGTGTAGTTGTGCGTCCATTCTAGGTTAACTGTGCGACCCGCGGCTTTGACACCCTCAGCAAAACTTTCCAAGCACTCGATCTTTCTTGGATGCTTTTGTGGGTTGGCCACACTGCTGACATAGACAACAACATCAACCACCTTGTAATATTCTCCATGCTGTACCATCACGCATTTCTGGCTCTGTAAACTGACAATAGGCTATGTGTCTGCACCAGTCATAAACTTCATCCAGTGTGGGTTTTTTAATGTATTCAATATCTTTTAAAGATGTACTGCATATTGGTGCAGCCGCATTGGGTCCTAGTGTGATTGCCGGTTTGCCGTATATCAATGCTTCGCCGGCTGCAATGCTTGAAAATGTAATTAAGCAATAAATGTCCTGACTCAAGGCAGCTTCCATACTGTCGTCATTGACTCTGGAAGTGCGGCCCGGTTTGCGTCTCACTACCACTGGACGATCAGTATTGGCTGCAATTTCTGTCAGGGTCTGTTCCAGCCATGTTTCAAGATCTATGTCATACAGGTTCAGTAACTTTTGACTGGGCGGTGCAAGCAGTATGCGTCGGCCATCTGAACGGCACTTGGCTGGCTTAACACCAGTATGTTCAAATCTATCCCAAGGACGTGTTATCACAGGACCAAAATTTTGAACATCATTTTTTGTAACTCTGTGATAAATTTTCTTTTTACCATTACCAAAATATCCAGTATCAATGTAATAAAAGTCCCTGCTGTTTTGTCTACAAGAATCCATTTGTTTACGTTTGGTGATGCCACGCAGGATGACTGGTGTCATTGACTGCTCACTCTTGCTCCAGGTGGTTATTTGCCCACCTGCTCCCAAGGTCATGCTCTGTATAATAGGATCAAACATTTTGCCCTTTTCTTCATATCTAAATTCACTGTCAAGCCCGTGAACTGTACCTGTGTCAAGTGCCCGAATTTGTTCAATTATTTTCTCAACAGCAACACCGTAGTAGGCTCCTGCTGGATCCACACGATATTTTATAATGTCTCTAAATAGTTCAGCCATTTCGGGAGGAACCATTTCAAGTTCATGGCGCGGTAGTGGTGCTAATTCTTGTTCTTCACTCATTTGTTGTTCTCTGTTGACAGTAGTCAGTTAATAGTCTTTCCTTGTGCCAGTCTTCTGCAAAGTTACCAGCATCAGCAAATTCATGAAAACAAGGAGTTCCCAGGGTGTAGTGTACCAGTTTGGCCAAAGGATTCCACTCATATTCAACATCCAGCCAGTTCCACTCCGCCGGTAGTTCACCAATGCGGGCATCATCTAACCAGGTGAATCTGTGCAGTTCGGCTCCTGTGCTTTTTTGCACAAACTCAGGTGTGAGTTTGCGGTTAGGGAAACTGTTGCAGTTCCATAGTATAACGCTTGACCAGTTCTTACGTGGATAATCTTCGTTCTTTGAACCAAGATATTTTTCAGCCATGCGTGTTTTATAATCATGTTTGACCACCATGACATCTTTGGAAACTTCTCGCAAGTTCCACAATTCTACAATGTCCCCACGCAGAATCATGTCACCATCAATAAAAATAGCCCATCCTGAGTAATCCATTAAATGTGGTACAAGGAAGCGGCTGTAGATAAATTGATTGCTGCCGTCAGTGTGTGTTTCATCATAGTCTCGAAACAAGTTCAACGCCATAGGGATAATAGCAACAGGTTGACTGGCATGCCGAATGATTGAATTAACGCACACATGGTATGCCACAGATTCTCTGGGATCGTAGCCTACAAAGATAGGAATAGGCGTCATTGACGTTGTATATCTTCCTCAACACAACGATCGCCGTATTGAATTTCGATCAACTTGAGTGGCTGATCAGTTTCATTGCATAACTGATGCCATTCATTAGTTTTGATGAATGTGTGTTCATGCACAGTTAATTGGCACTTGAGTTCTTGATCAGTACTGGCCTCATCCAAGGTGTACACTGTGGCTGTACCTTCAGCAACAAACCAAAACTCTGCACGTTGGCCATGCCGTTGCATGCTCAAACTTTTACCTGGCATTACTGTAAGTTCTTTGAGTTTGGTATTGCCCCCTACTTCGTGCAACACACGGTAATATCCCCAGGTGCGATCAGTGCGGGGGGTTTTCCATTCTGTCAGTATCCATGAACTTGAATTCATTTTGTTTTCGCCACCCACACCAAAGCGGAAGTCCACATCATCAAACACCATTTCTGGTATGTTATCAGCAGTGCGGTCACCGCCATTGGCAAATATAAATTTAGCGTTGGGAAGGGTGTAGTATGCACGAGCAACACGTATGGCGTCTATGGCCGTGCCGTCTGCGTCATCAAATTCAATCACGCGATCTACCATGCGTAAGTTTTCAATTATGGCTCGCCGTTCAGCAGCAGGCATAAACGGTCGACCTTTTTTGCGTGTGAGCCAGGCATCTGAATTAATACCAACCACTAGTCTATCGCCTAGTGCGCGAGCAGCTTCAAAATAGGCAATATGCCCCGAATGTAGCGGATCAAAACCGCCTGTGACAATTACAATTTTCATGCGGGTATTTATCTACGCAGATTATGGGGGCAAAGTGTTATGCTGTAGCTCTAATACCAATTTTGATGCCCCGGCCCAGTTTGAGAATCGTTGTTGCCACCACTCGGCTGGGTGCAAACTGGCATAGGGTTTTTTCAAATTCTTTGGTGGTTCCATTCCTATGCCAATGATGCATACTTTTGCAGTGACTTGTTCTAGTTTGTGTTTTATATCATCAATTTGCTGATCTGTACAAAACTGCAACACATCAAGACATATACTGCAATCAAAAGATTTGTTCCAGTCAGGCTCTTGGCTGGCAGGCTCGTATCCTGGATCAAACTGATACACTGCACTCAGTGGTATGCCCAAGGCATCATGCACGTTGTAAACACTGTATTGATGTCCTTTGCCACAGCCATAATCCAACAGTGTCTCACAGTTGTGTTGTTCAAACACTGATTTTATTGTTGAGAGATATTGCAGAGTACCTTTGCCAGCCCAATTTTTATTGCTGACATGGAATTGTTTTACCAAATCTAACTGAGTGGTCATACTGTGATGTCTTCCATGCCGGCTGTGCGCAGTCTGACCACATGGCCCATTTGCCACTGCTTGGTGTCCAGGCCTTTCATGATGCCCAGCCAACGATTGCGTAACAGTGCTACTTCGTTGATGATGGTTTCAAAGTCCACTACTTCTTCTTCACCATCCACGTATTTTTCAGCATCACGTGCTGTGAGCGCACGAGCATAGCCTTCTAGGTACTTTTTGAAATGTCGGGTGCGTATTTTACGCAGTTGAATATTGAGATAGTTCAACACAGCTTCAATTTCTTGTAGTTGATTGAATCTGTGTTCAGTGATACCCGGAAGGGCAGTGATGTTTTTTTCTACCAGGCCGCCAATTTTGCAGTCACGTTTGGCATCTGTCAACTCTGATTCAAAGTGTGCAATGAAGTCAGGTATAGCGCCAAGATCGGCAACTACTCGGCTGTACCACATCAGTAGTCATCTTCTTTGTTGTAATTGTCCTCATCATCAAACTCTTCTGCTTCTTCGTCATCTTCTGCATAGTCCTTGTCATTGTCCAGGTATGCTGTGAGAGCTTTTTTGATGTCTGAATCACCCTTGAAAGCGTCTCGAATTTCTTCAACATCATGATCATGGTCAATCAGGATAGACACAATGCTTTCAGCAGCATCTATACGATCCACCACATTGACATATCTTTTTAACTCACCCCAAATTTCGCTTGCTACTTCTGCTGACATGTTATTCCTCCACTGCGTCGGCTGTACTTACCTCTGATTTGATGTTCTTGAAGTCCAACATGACTTTGTCCAAGCAACCATCATCGTTCTTTTCCCATGCCTTGCGGAACTTCTTGATAATCTCTCCGTCGCTTGTGGTAAACACCAAGCTGTTGCCTTCACGCTTGAGCATTTCTTTCTTTTCAATCAAGTCCACCAAGCCTGAGTAAGGACTCATGCCTGTTGTGTAAGGAATCTTGACTTGAACACCTTCAAACGGTTTGGCATAGCGTGTTTTCATAACTTTACAGCCGGCACGAATACCATTGACGTCACTCACTTTGTTGCCGTCTTCGTCCTCTTTCAGCTTCATCTTCTTCATGGCCACAACAATTGAACTGGCGTAAATGAAACCTTGACCGCCGGAGATCTTGTCATCAGGATCAAACATGTCCTGGCTTGCGTAGGTGTGATTGGTACAAACCAGGCCTACATTGTAACTACCAAACATGTTTACACAGTTACGAACCAAGGCTGTGAGTGCTTTGGGTTTACGACCAAGATCACCTTTCATTTCTCCAGCATCAAACTGGTTCACGTCTGTGGGAGTCAACAACATGCCCAATGAGTCAATCACAAACATGACCTTGGGACGTTCACCTTCGGGTAAAAGTTTGTAATCACTCATGAATGTTGAAATGGTCTTGGCCACATCATCAATCATGGCCATTGAAAGTTTTAAAAGTTTGCTCTCACTTGTGTCTACACCCAGTGCTTTGAGCCAATCTTCGTCTAATGCGTTCTCACTATCAATCAACACCACAAATATGCCTTGCTGTTGTGCGTTCTTGATGATGTTACCACTACAGATATAACTCTTACCTGCACCCGAGTCACCAGCAAACACTGTAACCTTGCCAAGCGGAATGCCGCGATTGAAGTCACCTGAGATCAAGTAGTTCAGGGCATAGTTGCCTGTTGAGATCCAATCTGTTGGATCGTTAAAACCGATGCTGAGACCATCGATTGATTTTGTAATTTCTTTACGGAATTTTGAAACGTCAAAGGGTTTACCCATGAATCACCTATTAGGATATTAAAGAACACAGAGGGGCTCTCCCTCTGTGTGATACGGTCAATTACTTGGCTTGACGGCTACGAATCATGGCCAGGATGTCCTGGGCATTTTGCCCACTGGCTGCAGGCTTGGCCACTGGTGCGGCTGCTGTAGGAGTGTCGTCGTCATCAAAACCATTGTCTGCTGCCGGTGCAGGTGTGGCCACTTTGAGTGCGGGCTTGGCCGCTGGTGCAGGAGTGTCCTCATCCGCATGTGCGGCTCCAGCGCCGCCAGGTGCTTGAACACCAGCAGGACGGAAGTACTGTCCCCAACGCTCTGTGTCGTAAGGTTGTCCATCCACTGAAGCTTCAAACATCTCTTTGATCACCTTCAACTCAACATCACCTGGCCGCTTGGGCAGGAATGTGCTCAAGTCAAATGCACCATGTGCGGCAACTGCGGCTTGTTCGGCTTCTGTGAGTGCTGATTCTTTACGTGCCCACTTGCTTGTGCTATAGTCAGCATAGCCACCTTTGCTGGTTTTAGTGATACGGAAGTCCAAACCACGCAGTGTGTCTGTGGGCATTTCTTCCAGTTCAGGATCCATTAACGCACCTTTGATGGTGGCAAAGATTTGTGGTCCAATGATAAAACGTCGGATTGGATTTTCTGGAGTCTTGTCTTCTGTAAGTGGATTCTCACGCACAAAGCCTTGAAAGATGTAACTGCGTTTCTTCCAGTATTTGCGACCCATTTCTTCAAGGCTCTTGTCCTTGAACCAGGTGCGTACTTCTGCAAGAATAGGACATGCTTCGCCCCACATTTCCACACAAGGTACTTGTACATACACTTGTTTGGAATCGCCTTCGCCTTTGAT